AAGGATGGGCCTTTCTTCTTTGGTGCTGCTTTAGCCATTTGCCACCTTCAGCTTTGGGGTGCAGTACTGCTCGATCAAAGGCATCAGCACAGACTCTTTGAAGCTGCGGTGATACTCCTGAGAGCCGACGTGCGGCAGGGTGATTTCTGGATCAATGAAGACCGTGAACCCATCTGCGCGAGCACGCTTGCAGAAGGTGTAGTCCTCGCCAATGTACTGGCCGTTCGACAACTCAAAGTCAAACAAGCAAAACTCGTCACGGTTGTAGACGTCGTTGAAATACTTCCACTCAGGGTGGTTCTGGATCATCTTCTCGATTACATGGCGCTGGATCATCATGAAGCCAGTTGCCACATTCTCAACGCGCAGCATCCCGTGAGCATCAAACTCAAGGGTGTTGTTCTGGTCGATGTAGATGTCCAAGAAGAACTTGCGGTCCTCTGCCCTGCGCGTGTACATGCCAGCAGTGATGTCCTTGCCGGTGCTCAGCGCCAGTAGGCGCAAGACAGACTCAGCGTCCACCACGATGTCGGCATCCACAAACAGCATGTCCGTGCAATCCGACTCAAGGAAGTTTGCTACCAAGATGTTCCGGGCCTTGGTGATAAGAGAGCAGCCCGACAGGTGCGATAGCTGAACCTGAACGCCAAACTTCGATGCCTTGACCACGAGATCGGCCAAAGCAAAGGAGGTCTTGATGTTCAGTTTGCCATCATACGCAGGGATCGCAATCATCAGTTTGCGACCTGCAATGTCCATCGGGCGTGCTTCTTCAGGCATAAAACACCGTCACTTTTGCGTTTGACAGAGTGGCGTAGGCACTGGTCAAGCACAGCACACCTTCAGCCGGGATCAAGACATTGAATGTCTCGCCGTTGGCAGTTGTGTTGATGGTGAACAGTGTTGTGCCGCCAGAGCCGCCGTCTTTGAGGATGACGCTTCCAGCAGATGCGCCGGGCTCGATCACCATACCGCGCACGCGCACGCGAGCGTCAGTGACAGCCCCGGAGGCTGCCAACGAAATAGCTTTTACGTCGGTTTGCATTCCCATAATCAATCTCCTGTAAAGCGGGGGCCTAAGCCCCCGAGATCAATTAAGCGTCAGCAAAGGGAGTGGCAACAGTGCCGGAGCCCAGCAAAACGCCAGTGACCATGTACTTGTTGGCAGCCACGACAGTTACAGTGATGGTCGAGCCAGCAGCGCCACCAGTGGTGGTTCCATCCAAGTTGATCACATCGTTGGAAGCGGCAGGTGCGTAGCCAGTTGTAGCGCCCGAGGCGTCGGTGGCAACCATCAGCAAGGAGCCAACAAACTTGTCAGTGCCGTCTGTCTTGATAGCCACAGCAGTGGCTGCGGTCTCGATGACGAATGTGTAGCTGGTGCCCACGTTGTTCAGGGTGTCGGGGTCTTGGCCGGGGCCAGATGTCACGGGGTTTGCCGAAGCATTGATGGCTGGCAGGGTGATGACCAAAGTCGCATCGTTGGTGCGAATGGTCTTGCCAGCGTAGTTGGCGACGTTCAAGGTGACGGTGTTGGTGCCGTTTGCCAAGTTGACAACGGAAGCGGGACCTTGAGTGTAAAAGCCAGCCAACGAGCGAACTGGGCCTTGAAAAGTGCTTTGAGCCATGATTTTTTCCTCATGCGGTTAAGGCGTATCTGTCTGCATGACGTCGGCCCGGAGCCGTCAGATACACCGGAAAGTCCGGGGGTGGGTGCAATATATCACTGCGTTTTTTTTTCCGACCATCAGGCTCCGGGCGAACCGAAGATACCCAAAGGATCAGACACGCCGAAGCTATAACGCTCACGGGCTTTGTAGCGGACGTTGCCGGTGTCGAAGTCGCCGTCCATGCTGTTTTGCAGCGGGGTGCGGACGAAGTGCTTCAGACCGTTTGGCACATCAGTCAACAGGAACCAAGCGTTGGTGTCAGTCAAGAAGTTGTTGACTGTGTAACCACCGGGGATGGAGCCGTTGTTCTTGATGGCGTTGATGTCGTTGTCAGCAGTGCCAACACGCAGTTCAGTTTCCAGCAAGCGGGTTGCAACGAATTGCAGGCTTGGAGGAATGACCAGCTTCTTGGGCTTTGCTGCGATCAACAGGCCACGTTCGTCTGTCCAAGCAGCGATCTGAATGACGGCGTTTTCCAACGAAGTCTCGTTCAGGTCGGCAGCAGTGGCTGGACGGTTGCTGTTGACGCCACCGGACACCAGAGGGTGAGCTGTGGAGCACAGGGTAACGCCGTCACCGTAAGTCACGCCAGCGGTGAACGCATTGTTCAACACGTAGGCACCTTTGACTTGCTTGGTGTAAGCCATACCACGGGCCAAAGCCTTGGTGTAGCGGCTGGAGAGGCTGTCGTACAAGTTATCTTCCACTGCTTCCTCAGTGATGGAGAAGCCCATCGCGATTGTTTCGTGGTTGTAACGTGCAGTCCAAGCTTCCTGCGCATTGTCATAAGCAATGGCAGAACCTTCGTTCTTCACCGGAGCGGCGGAGAAGCCAGACAGCTTGGTTTCCTCTTCAAAGCTACGCTCCGAGGTTTCGGTTTCGTAGATTTCCTTGTGCTGCTCGCCATACTTGGCGTACTCAAGGCCGAACAAAGCGTTCAGACCGGGCAGCAATTCCTTGAGCAGTTGTGCGCGTGAAATAGCCATGATTTACTCCTTAAACACCAGTGGTGTCGTTGTACTGGTGTGTGTTGATTTTCACTAACAGCTCGGTGTAAGTGTCAGCAGCGGTGGCTGTTTCTGGCACAACGTCGATCACACGGATTGGGATGGTGGCTGTAGTGCCAGCGCCAGTCAAAGTGACAGCGAAGGCAGAGTTGCCGGTGGAGGTGTTACCAGCGTTCAAGACGAGCGCCAAGTTAGAACCAACAACGGTACGACCAGCAGTACCCATGGTAGTGCCCGAAGTCACAACAGCGACTTTGAACAGAGCCATTGGATCATCCACAACGTAGGCGTAGGCCAAGTTGCTGGCGGTCGATTGACCTGCGGGGATGTACTGAGCTTGAACGGTTTGGCCGCTCGAGTTCACGTACTGACCACCAACGCACACGCCAACGATGTCGCCGGAGTTGGTTGTGGTGGACTTGACGAGATAACCATCGCTGTTGATGACCACGGTATCGCCATCAAAAATGGCGGTGCCGAAGCCAGCAGCTACGGGAATCTGACGGAATGCACCTGCGTATGGCATGCCATCAATACGATTGATGGGCTGAAGGCCATAGGGTGCCGAAACGGTGGGGTAAGCCATGTTTGGACTCCAAAAAAGTTAAATACCTTTACCGAAAGTAACCTTCGACGACCGCTCTTTGAAGAGAGGCATACGAGGATCGCTTTCACGCATGTAACTGCTATCCACTGATTGCATTTGCTGTTCGGACTGCTGTCCATAGTAGGCATTACGCTGATCAATGAACTCAGTAGGTGTTTTGCAAAGAAGTAGACCGCCAACCAAGACCGCATCTGGGAAGCGAGCATCCGGAGTGCTGCCAAACAGACGGATTTCAGGGTGGTCAGACGCCTTTACGGGTTCCCAGCCTTCGCGGAGTTTTGACGAAACGTTCAAGGGATCAGCGGCGTTCAAGGTGCTGACACGAATCCAGCGGTAAGCATATCCGGCCTCAGGTGTGGGGTCGGGTAGGAGCTGTGGCGGCATCCACTTCGCAGGGCGGGTAGATGTTGCACGAGTGTCAAGTTCACGCTTTTCACGATTTTGTTCAGCCATTTTCATTTCCTCATTTCTTCCGCAACCTTACGAGCATAGAGTTCCAAAGGAACACCCAGCCGCTTGGCGATTTCGACCTGCGATTTCTCCGGCTTATCAGACTCGAATACATCTGAAAATCTGTTCCTCATTTCTGCGTCGATTTCTTTGTAGTAATCGTCGCTTCCTGAGGTGTAGCCTTTTGCTACCAGCTCATCATGAAGACCTAGAGCATAGGCCGTCATTTTTTTATTGGGTCCAAACCACGTATTTTTCTCTGTCCAAGTACGTGTTTTTTCGTCCAATTGAGGAGCTGGCTGCGATTTGGGCAGTTGTAACTCAGTTTTTTCTTCCTGTAAAGGGGCAGGCCGAAAATTGTTTACACGCTCGGCCTTCATCTTCACCATCGTCATCTCTTCTTGAGCTGCCGTCAGTGCGTCTGCGTCGCCGCTTTCGTATGCCTCTTTGAACTTGCGTTTGGCTTGTTCCATTTCATTGGCAACAACCTTCTTCGCTTGCTCGAGAAGAGCGCTTTGGCCTTGATGCAGGCTGCCTTTGAGTTTTTTGTTCTCTTCGACAATCTGCTGGGCCACCTTAATGGCTTCTTCCTTCTCTCGGAGTGCGGCTTCTTTGGCTCTGCGCTCGTCGTGATAACCCCTGCCCAAGTGGGCCAAACGAGTTTTAAGGCGCTGGTCGGTGTACTTCTCCAGCTCCTCGTCGGTTACCTCTTTGGGAGGGTCTTGAGGTTTGCGGCCACGATCCTCTTCGGGAGTGTCGTCAACAATCTCGATGTCCGTGTCTTCAGTCTCTACAACCTTGCCGCCTTCGCGAGGGTTCTTGCTTTCCGCCTCGTCCGGAAACTCAAACTCGGTTTTTTCAAACTCTGCCATGATTGCTCCTTATGGGCGTTGAATGCCGCGTGGGTCTTCCACCACGGCCTCAACTGAGTCATCGTTGATGAGTCGCCACTCAGTGCCGTGGATTTTCATCCGGGTGCCACTGTTGGGTCGTACCAGAACAAAGTCACCAACCTTGCAACTTGGCCCGCTTGGGAAGCGTTTCTCGTCTTTAAATGCATCCGGTCCAATCTTGGCAACGAAGAGTACGGGCGACAGCAGTTCTTCAAACTGCATCGTCTGACTGGATTTGAGCAATCCACCCTCGTATTCTTCTTTCGCCTCTGGAAGCATGCACAGGAGGTGATAAGTCGCTGGATCGGGAATCTGTTTGGCTTTGTCTGCAACCGGCTGGTTGAGAATGCCAGACAGGTCCACGGCCTGCACGTTAAAGTCAGTCATCGTTTACCTTTATTTTTCGGACGAGGTCTTCAATTTCAAACTGCGCGGTCTGAAGACCCCGAATAAAACCACACAGTTCTTTGTAGTGATCGAAGGACTTGCACCCTCCGTCACCCACAACTCTTGCAATCTCCACCTCACGCTCTCTCAGCTTTTTGCTGATGTGCTCAAGTATTTGGTGGTCCATTACTGCCCCTTACCGCCCATTGGGGGCGTTGCTTGTTGAGCCATTTTTTGCTGAGCTTCTTGCTGCTGAAGCATCATCTGCTGTTGTTTGGCAGCCATCTCCATGGCGTGGACTTCCTGCATCTGAGAGATTTCAGTCTGCAATCGCTGGTAGGCAAGTTCTGGGTCTTCGCCGACCTTTTGCGCAGCTTCCCGGGCCTTGAGGCCAAGCTCTTCTGATTTGAGTTGGAGGTCTCCGCGCACCTTCATGCCCTTGATCTGAGCCTCTTGCTCTTTGATCTTGAGCTCCTGCATCTGCATTTGGATGACGGGGTCCTGAGCTTGTTGTTGGGCCTGCTGTTGAGCAGCCTGACCCTTGCTCTGAGCCAGCACCTGCTGAGAGGCCATGGCAACCATCTTTGCCAGCATGACCTCTGCCTCTTCCGGCATCTCGGTGTTGGGAGCCGGAAGAGGAACACCCAACTGCTCCTCGATCTTCTTGCGGTAAGCAAAAGCCAAGTGCTCGGATACGTGGGCCATGATCTCGGCCTGCATCTTCTGAGCTTGAGGGCTCTGACCAATCTGCGCCATCAGCAAGGGGTCTTGCAACATAGATGTATGGACGGCAATGTGGGCATCGTGGTCTTGGTAGACAAAAGCCTTTGTGGGCTTTCCCGTCAAGAAGGCCATGTTCTCCGACACTGGGTCACGAGGTGTCATGTCATCTTCGATGGGCACAAGCTTGTCTGCGTTCTTGATACCCAGCACCTCAATCATCTGACGGTGCAACTGCGGCAGGTCGTAAATCTGAGGGGCTTGAGCCGACAACTGAATGACGGCTTGGTACTGCATGATCCGCTGGGCCATCGTGGCGCTGTTTGGATCAGAGACTGGGATCACCTCAACGATGTCGTAGTCCTCCCGCTTGGCGGCAGGCTTACCACCCATGGGCATGTAGTCATACTCTGCGGGGGTGTTGTCTCGGATGATCTCTTTGAGGAGCTTGAACTCCTCCTTCATCGAGTTGTGGACCCGAGCCTGAACCGCGCTCATGGTCTTGAGCTGGCGCTCCAGAAGAGCCAGAGTCGTACCCACGGGTGCATTGGCACCCATGTCGCTGATCTTCATGTCTGCGACTGATCCCAGACGGCGAGCTTCCTCTGTGATGCGCTCAAGCAACCCAGCCAGAACCTGTGAGGGCTCTTTGTAGGGCAGGGGCATGATGTTGTCACGCATGGTCCCGGACGGAACGTCCACGTCGCGCCACTCACCGGGAGCAATTGGGGTGTCATCTCCCTTGATCCTGAGACCACGGGTCTTCACACCACCGGGCAGGTTAGCCAGAGTACCTGCGTCCACCAGTTGGCGGATGATGGAAGTACCGGCACGGGCATAGCCACCGATGACGTGGATTAGGCCCAGACCATAAACACCAAAACCGGGGATGTAGGTGTACTGAACGAAGTGCTGACGGCGCAGCTTGAGCTTGTCTTCTTCGTTCCAGTTGCGGCGGATCGACAGAACCTTTGTGGTGGCACGGTCGATGGTCACAACGTAGGGAAGGGCAATCTCATCCTCATCCTCGTACCCGGGCATATCGTAGTCAACGCACATCTCCAGAAGCTGGTAACGGTTGTCCTCGTTTAAATCGTAGCCCTGCTCTTCGGCTTTTTTCTTCTCAATGTCTGTGTTGAACATCTGGGGCTCACCCAGATCAACATCGCGGTAGAAGCCTGCGACTTGAAGCTTCTTGATCTCATTCTTTGTCTTGCGCATCACATGGGTTACACGCTCTGCGGTGCGGGCGTTGGATGCGCCGTAAGGAATGATCAGGTCTTCTGCGGGGATGAAGATGGCGACCTGCCTGCCCATGCTGGGGTCGAAGTAGATTTTCTTGAAGGCCGAACCGGCCAAACCCAAGTTGTAGAGCATGCGCTCATGCTCAGGGCGGTACTCGGGCATTTGCTCGGTCAGCTTGTAGTTCATGTCCTCCCGGACACGCTCGGCTGCGTCTTCTTTGAGTTTGTCGATTGCGCCAATGATCTGCGTCTTGACGGGGCCTTGAGCGGGGAAGGTCTCGATGATGGTCTCGGACTGGAACCGGATGGCAGCCTCTGTTAGGACTGTGGAGTAGACCCCGCAGGCACCCTCCCAAGGTTCAGTGCGTTCTTCATACTTCATGCCGAGGACCTCAAGTCCTCGCACATACATGTCTGCCCATTCTTTGCGGGAGGAGACGTCGCTCTCGTACTCAGCGATCAGGTCTCCGGCCAGCTTGCCCAGCTCTCCCTCGTCCATGAACTCGGCGAGGTTGGCACCAAAATCTTCGGCGGTCTCCTCATCGGGCATGAGGTCGATGGTCATGCCGTCGAGGCCGATTTCGACATCATCCGGGTTGTCGATCATGATCTCGATTGCGGGGGTGTCGTCTTGCTGGATGTCGTCGATGCTTAGAGGGGGCATGCCCAAAGGGGCTCCACCAATGCCGGGGACCATATCTGATGCTGCCATGTCAATTCCTTAATAGAAGGCGTTACTCTTGCGGCGGAAATACCGCTGCTCTTCCGGCTCATCCGACTCGATTGGGATGAAGCCGCCCCTTCTAAACCGAAGCAGCGCTTGGCTTGAGGAGTCAACAAGGTCGTCATGGTCCCCGTTAGGGAATGCCGCCAACTCTTCCATCAACTCATCTGCCCATCTTGTTTGTGGGCACCAAACAACTCCCGAGGCAAAAAGGTCCGAGATTGCGTTTACACGCGCAATCTTATCGCTTCCTTTGCCCGGTGTGTACTCTGAAAGCGGAATTCCCATCTGCCTGAGCTCATAGATCAAGGGAGCCCCTGCGGCTTTCTTTTCCACGATCAATGTGTCCGGCTCCCACTCTTTGTACATCTCAAGAGCCTTCTGTTTGAGCTCAGGGAACTCCATACGAGCCTTCACTGCGTCCAGACAGATGATGTTTGGCTTCAGATCGCCATGTTGGTTGGGGTGTTGAAAGACACCCCACGTTGTGCAAGCCGAATAGTCGGACCGGTTGGACTTCTCGAAGGCCGTGTCCCAACTTTGGATGATGTATTCACAAGCGGGAGCGACGTCCGACTCCCAAATCCGCCAGTGATCACGCTTGATGATCGCATTTCCCTCGGATGTGGGGTTCTGTTGGTACTGCGCTTCCCATTTGGAGACGGGAATCTCGGCCTTAATGGCCTCGAGCTCCTCTTTCTTCCAAAATCCGGGCCAAAGAGGGTTGCCCGAGGGCAAAATTGCGGGGAATTCGATGACTTCCCACTCATTTACACCGTCTTTTTCGGAGTTTTTCAGTATTTGCCCGGTCAAATCTCTCTTTGACCAGCGTGTCATCACAATGATGATGGCTCCACCGGGCTGTAAACGCTGCCGAGGGCCGGATGTGTACCACTCATACACATTGTCAAAGACTGCGGGGTTGCCCTGCTTGGCTTCCTGCTCCGAATGGGGGTCGTCAATGATCAAAAGATCAGCGCCCTTACCTGTTACCGCGCCACCAACACCAATCGCGAAGTAGTCACCACCTTTGTCCGTGTTCCAGCGACCTGCGGCCTTTGAGTCAGAGGACAGTTTGGTGTCAAACGCCCGGGAGAAGGTCTCGGACGATACGAGGTTCCTCACCTTGCGGCCAAAACCCACAGCCAGTTCTGCGGTGTGAGCAGTCTGGATGATCTTCTTCTCGGGGTACTTCCCCAAGAACCACGCCGGGAGAAGGTAGGAGGCAAACTCGGACTTGGTGTGCCGAGGAGGCATGTTGATGATGAGCCTCTTCAACTCACCTTTTGCAACACGCTCAAAAGCGTTGGCCATGATCTGGTGATGTTTCCCGGAAATGAACCCGGGCCACATGTGGGAGGCGAAGTAAATGAACGACTCCCTGCACTTCTCCACCCTGTCGTATTCCAACAACATCATGATCTTGGCTCTCTCATCATCTGCGACGAGAGGAATCAACTCACGGTACTTCTCCACCTCCTGACGAGTCATCATAGAGAAGCTACCCCCTTCACCGTCTTATCTAGAAGCTTGATCGAATTGAACTTGTGGGGCTTGATCACCAACAGTCCCTCATCCTGAAGGATGTGAATCACCCGGTGGATGTTCGACTTACTCTTCAATCCCAACCCCCGAGCAATCACGGAATACGACGGCGGGACGCCGTGTAAACGCACATACGCACGGATGAAGTCCAATACCAATTGATGCTTTTCATTCAACATGCCGAGAGTTTAAACGCACAAACGAACGTTCGCAAGGGTATTCCCGAAAATATATATACCCCCGGGGGGTGGGGATTTCCGATTGATGGGGGTATGTGTGGGAATGTGATGGGATGAGTGGATTAGAGCGTAAGCGGGAGCGGGGCCGTCGCTGCGCATTTTGGGGGGTGGGGCGTGGGTGGGGTCGCCATCCCAGCCGTTTACACGCTCCCCTGCTGATGACCGTTGCCCTCTACGCCTTCTTCGCCTTGAGTGGCTTGACGTTGTCCAAGAGCTTGAGGTGACCCGACAGCTCCTTGCGCAACTGCTCTGCTGTGGGCTTCTCTGCCACTGCTTCAGTGGTCTGTTGGAACATTCCAGCCGCTCTGCCCATCAGTTCCAGTGCTTTCAACCGGGAGCCTTCCTGCTTGCCTCCCTTGCTGAGTGCCAACAGCTCCTTCAACACATATCGTTTCGTTGCCGCCACATCCTCTGCCAGCACTTCCACTGTCTCGCCCCATGCTTCATTCAGCATCTTCTGGATGCGTTCATCCCTGCTCAGTCTGTATGCGGCGCTGGTGATCACTTGGTCTGATCCCTTGGCGTTTGGGTATGCATCCCTGTAGGCTTGACGCATGGTTTTCCCAGCGATCATGCCTTTGGCGAACTCCATTGCTGATGGCGTGAGAGGTGGAACTCTCTTGTATTCCTCTGTTCCTCTTGGCTTTCCGTCTACCCTTATTACTGGAGGTTCTGCCTTAGCGGCTAACCGTTCCGCTTCGCTGAGTTCCGGGCCTTCATCGATGTATTCATCCCCCGGCAGATGTGCCGCTTCCAGCGCCTCCAGCAGTTGGTCTTTCGTGGCCCTTCCGGGTCTTCCTGTCTCGCTCATGGTTTCGCTCCTGTGGTTTCATCCAGCCTGTCTGTTTAAACAGCTTCGTTCGCATTATCCACAGCCTGTGGATAACGTCAACTTGTCCACAACCACCTGTGGATACTGTGGATAACTCTGTCCACAGCTTATCCCCAGCTTTATCCACACCCTCTCTTTTGTGTACCTCAGTGCTAATGTAATGCTCCAAAGTAAGCTAGTACTGTATAAACATACATGGCTCTAAAATCGATTTAAACGGCCCTTCCAGCCACTTTGACCCTTACCCGCCACTACCCCCCTAGGAAGTCGTTTGACCCCTCTTCCTGATCGTTTTAACGAATATCAGTACTTGCTTATACTTAACGAAAGTACTCACTTTCACATTAGTACTTTTTAGTCCAACTCACCAGAATGCACCCAACATATATAGATGCAGTGCATCTGGCACTGTCCCTGTAGACCCCCTGCAATCACCCCATCATCTGGAGTACCCACACAAATCACTCGGGTATTGTTTGACACCTGTTTACACGATAGTGGTATCATTCGTCCATGCACTAGCAATAGTGCTGATGTGAACGGCCCACGATACGGTCGGTCTGAGGCGAAACCCGGAGGAAGTCCGGGAGCAAGTCAGACAGGGTTCAAGCCCTGTACCTGTCCACCGTGACGGTAGATAAAACATCCCCTATGAGATGCCAACGTGATGCCCATGCTGTGGGCATTGCAGTGCCATCTTGCACTGATTGGAGACCCCATGCAAAAACTCATTGACCGATACCGTGCCAACCCCACTGATGCCAACGCCCTCGCAGTGCTGGCCTATGACCGCAAGCACCCCTTCGCATCCATGTTGTTGTCGAAAGATGACACCCTTTTGGTTGCCCGTCTGATGGTTGCTGATTCCTACGCTTGATTTCAGCCTGAAGCCCTCTGGGCTTTGGAGTGCAATCCCGCACCCTTTGGAGACCATCATGCAAATCACCCTGTCCTACGTTCAGTCCTTCGCCCTGTCTGCCCTCAAGACAGCCCAGCGTGAGTTCAACAAAAACCCATCCAGCACCAACTTCGAGGTGCTGACCCGTGCAATGGTCACCCACCAGCAAGCCCAGCACGTTGCCCGTGTCCTGCGCTCTCAAGACAACGTTGACCTGATGCTTGAGCAACTGTCTGCCCTGCCATTGGGTGACTGGCCTGACCTGATCGTCAAACGTGCCACTGGCCTGACCATCCGTGACGTACTGACCGCCGCCTGATTTCAGCCTGATGCCCTGCCGGGCATTGGAGTGCAATCCGTTTAAACACCTGAAAGGAACCTATGCCTACCATCACCCTGCGCCGCAAGGACGGCTCTGAAATCGAGACCGTCAAGTCACACCTGCTGGTCTGCCATGCTGGGTCTGTGACCCACACCCTCCACCTGCACCGGGACAACCTCGGCTTCTGGGCTGTGTCTGACCCCCGCTCTGGCGGCAAGGTGCTTCACGTTGTCGGACAGTTCAAAGGGATGCCCGTTGCCAGCAAGGGCATGACCCTGCGTGAGATTCGTGGCCTCGCCCAGCAACAGATCGATGCCCTCATTGAGCGTGTCGGGTCTGATCGTTTCAACACCATCTTGACCCCTTCGGTTTAAACCCTTTACAATCACTAGCACAGGAGAATTGCAATGACAATCAACAACCGTGAAGACTGGCTCTCTGCCGCCGTCTCTGAACTGCGCCCCTTCTTTGATGCGGTGTGCTCACCCTTGCCAACGAACGTTCGTGTTTCGTGCGGCTTCCCGTCCAACGCCAAACGCAGTGGGGCCATCGGTGAGTGCTGGGCAGACACCGCCTCTGCTGATGCAACCTTCGAGGTCTTGATCAGCCCTGTGCTGGATGACCCCCTGCGGGTGTTCGATGTGTTGGTGCATGAACTCTGCCACTCGACTGCCGGGGCCATGAACCACGGGGTCAACTTCCAGAGCATCGCCCAGAAGATGCATCTTGAGCCCTCTGCTGGCCCCAAGGGCTGGAAGGCCACTGGCCCTGCCGCCTCATTCGTCCCCACCTTCGGGGCAATCGTGGACTCGCTCGGCCCTTACCCTCACGCCGCCCTGACCATGAACACCAAGAAGGTGCAGACCACTCGCATGCTCAAGGCTGTGTGCCCCTCTTGTGGCTACACCGTGCGCCTGACTTCCAAATGGGCCGCTCTTGGCCTTCCCTCTTGCCCTGTGGACAGCGATGTCCTGAACCTTGTTTAAACGGAGAACTGCAATGACTGACCTGCAAATCAAAATCGAAATCTTGAAGCTTCCCATTGGTGTGGTGTTGGGTGCTTACGCCCTGCGGGGTGGTGGCACTTTCCCCGGCACACCAGCCGAGCAGAAAAGCAAGGCCGCCGACTACCTTGTCAGTTGTGTCCGGGCCAACAGCCTGACCCTCGCCGACATCAAAGCCGCCACCCCTGTGGCTGTGTCTGCTGTTCAAGGCGCAGACACCGCCGCCGTGGATGCCGTGGGGTCTGTTGCAAACCGTGCAGAGGCCGCCGCCCTCAAGGCCATCGAGGCCGTCAAGAGGTTTCACGATTGATGACCGTAAGGTAGAAGAGGCCGTCAACAAGGTTGTCGCTGATGCCTTCGCACCTTTCCGCAAAGCAGTCGAGGCCGCTGGTGCTCAGTCTGTGGTCGCAGACCTTTCCTCTGTTCATGTGGTGGGCAATGTGACCTGCTTGAAGCTTTTTGGTGTAGAGGTGCTGGATCGTAAGGGTGACCCCCTCAAGGTGGACATCTGGAATGACCCCTCTGCCCCGGCTGTTGATCCCAACTTCATCTGGACTGCCGACATCCTCCAGCACCTGATCCTGTCTCAGGACTTGGGCGAGAACGTCTGGTTCGGTGGGCCAAAGGGCACTGGCAAGTCTGAGACCGCTCGACAGTTTGCCGCCATGACAGGCCGTGCGTTTAAACGCATCAACTTCCACAAGTACACCTCTGCCGAGGATTACATCGGTGCAGTGGGTCTTGAGAATGGGCAGACCGTGTTCAAGCGTGGTGACTTCCTTGCCGCCTTCACACACCCTTCCACTGTGATCCTGTTGGATGAGGTGACCAACGCTGATCCCGGCGAACTGGCCCCTCTCAACGGGTTCCTTGAGCCCAACAGCGCCGTGTCCTTCGGTGGGTCTGTCCAGACCCGTGCCCCCGGTGTGCTGGTCTTTGCCGCCGACAACACGCTGGGCAACGGTGATGACTCGGGCCGCTACGCTGGCACACGCCAGATGAACAGCGCTCTGGTTGACCGCTTCGCCCGTGTGGTGCAGTTCGACTACCTCCCCATCATGTCCGAGGTGGACGCTGTGGTGCGCCACACTGGGTGCGACATCAAGCTTGCCGCCCACATCCTTGGTGCTGTGCGTGTGGCCCGTGAGAAGGTGCAGACAGGCGAGGTCATTGATGCCCCCTCCATTCGGTCTGTGATTGCGTTTGTCCGTGCCCTGCGGGTCTTGCCCGTGGACAAGGCGTGGGCATCCACCATTGCCGCCCGTCAACCAGTTGAGTCCCTCCCCGGTCTCACTGCCATCTACCTGTCTTGCATCAACGAGACAGAGATTCAAAAATACCTGTGAGGTTCACATGAACATCGAAACCATTCTCTCTCGCCCCTCCGTGCGTGGCCTTGAGTTCCGTCTGGGTCTGGAGGCCTTCGCCCACAAGGTGGGCAACTCTCTGGGTCTGCGCCGTGTGTCTGTCTACTGGCGGCATGATGTCCAGACCGCTGGCATCAACTCGGATGGCAACCTGTACCTTGCTGGCATCCCTGATGACTCCACGGTGAGCCGTGCGCTGGTGGTCAAGTATGCGGGTTATGTGGTGCATGAACTGTTGCACCACAAGTACACCGACTTCCATGCAAGAGGTGATAACGACTACATCCGCACCCTGCACAACGCCGTGGAAGATGGCTGGATCGAGAACACCGGGATTGCCTCTGGTCTGCTCGGCAACATCGGCCCCCTGCTGGGTGAGTTGATCGACACCATGACCCGTGAGGCATTGGCGACCGTCAAGGATTGGAACGATCCCCGCCAGTACCCCTACATCCTCGCAGTGGCTTGCCGTAAACACGCCACTGTCAAGGTTCCCTGCAACCCCCGCCTGACTGCCATCTTTAACATGGCGGCGGTGAAGTGCGAAAGCGCAACGTCCAGCACCGACACCTTGAAGATTGCTCTGTGGGTTTACGAACAGATCAAGCAACAGAGTCAGAAGCCCGACAAGCCCAACGACAAGCCCGATGGTCGCCCCGGCAAGCCCAAGGATGGCCCTACAAATGGTCAGGATGGGCCTACAAGCCCCGATCAGGGTGAGGACAAGGGTAAGGGTGCGGAAGAGGGCAAAGAGGCTCCTGCGGCCCCTGATGCGCCCGTCCAATCCCCTGTTGATGTCGAGGCAAGGGAGGTCGAGCCCAAACTGCCCAGCGGTGGGGTGATGGGCAACTACACCTCCGAGCAAATCCGAAAGGGTAGCGGTTGCCTTCGGGACACCGAGCGGGATGGTCTGGAGACTGCCCCCATCCCTGCAAAGCTTCGCTATGAGGTCAAGCGCCTGTTCGACAACTCGGGTCTGACTGAGTTCAGCCGCAACCGCAAGGCTGGTGTGGTCAACGTCCATGCCCTGCCATCTGTGGCCACTGGTAACGACCGTGTGTTTAAACGCCGCCTCGATGTGGAGGGTGTGGACTCTGCGGTTGTGATCTTGCTGGACATCTCGGGTTCGATGTTCGACAACGACCACGGCAAGAAGCCTCGCATTGGCCCTGCTGTTGCAACGTGCCGTGCCCTGCTGGAGACGCTTGATGCGGCTGGGGTCAAGACTGCGGTTGTGGCCTTCGGGTCTGCCGTGTTTGAGATCAAGCCCTTCGGCATGAACCATCGCAAGGGCAACACCCTGATCGGGCGTGTCAGCCCTGCTGGTGGGACAAACGACTACACCGCCCTGCGCTACTCACATGAGTTGCTGGCACGGCGCAATGAACACCGCAAGTTGGTCTTCGTGATCACTGACGGGTACGGCAACCCCGGTGGGGTTCGCCAACAAATCCAGTCCGGCAACGCGCTGGGTGTGACAACCATTGGTGTCGGCATCAAGGCCGATGTCTCTGGCATCTACGGCAACGCCGTGGCAGTGAATGACATCGCTGACATCGGTGCTGTTTCGTTTAAACAAATCAAGCTTGCCGCTTGAGGAGAAGCAAAATGAGCAAATACAAAGTGCAGGTGGTGATGTCTTACTGGCAGACCATTGAGGTGGAGGCCGCAAGCAAAGAAGAGGCGGGGGCCACGGCCCTTGACTGGTTCGACCCAACCCGAGCCTGTGTGCAGGGTGAGGGCGAGGTTTACGACATTGAACTGATTGGAGAAACAGCATGAAAACTTACCAGATCGAATTGAGGCGCACCTCCTACGTCAACCTGACCATCGAGGCCGAGAACATTGATGAGGCCGAGGAATTGGCTTGGCAAGAACTGGCATCAGACGGTTCGTATGGCACAGAATCTGCCGATTGGGAGGTGGAGTCCATCGAACTGAACGAACCCGCAACTGAC